TCTACCATTAGATAGATGCTCCTGTTCCCACTTCAACTCCAAGGACCTTTTTTGTTTGTATAGGTCTTGTATCATCATTAACTTCCTCATAAGTTATTCGATAGGGAATATCTGCAAACATTCCCGTTGATTCCCATATAATATCATTTTCTCCTAATTTGTCAACTATTGCTTGTTCAAGAGAAATGCGATCATCGTTAGATTCTACTTTAAATCTACCGTGATAATCGTACGCATATATGTTTACTAGGAATTTTTTCATGTTCACACCTTATAAATTAAAAAGGG